CGTCCCAGATGCTTTTGAAAATATTTTTGACATTGTCCCAGGCACCACGCCAGTTCCCGGTAAAAACATTTTTGATAAAACTGATTAGATTACGAAAGATGCTGATCACCGCATTCAGCCGTTTGCTCACTGTCCCCGCAATGGATGCGAAAATATCTCCAAAAACGGAGCCGAGCACATTTAGGTGATTTTTAAGAGGCAAAATAGCGATCTGGACCAGTTCGGAGATTAACCGAATTAGGGGCGTAAGTGCCAGTTCCATAAGATCAGCGATAGGGACGAGCAGCGTTTCAAATAGGCTGATGACGGGATCCAACAGTCCCAGCAGGGTGCTGATGATAGGGAGCAGGGCATTGAACAGTTCAAGTAGAGGCGGGAGCAGTTCAGAGATAATCTTCGTTACAGGCGGCAAGAGCTGGTTAAAGAGGGAGACAAGCACCGGCATCAGATTGCCCATCAGATCGCCAATGACCGGGGTCAGGGATTCAAACAGACCGAGCAGAGGCGGCAACAGCGCTTCCACAAGCTCCAGCATCGGCGGCAGAAAGCTTTCGACAGAATCTAAGATAATTGGGAGTACTGATTCGATGGATGGGAGCAGTGCCTCGATGACGGTGGTCAGCAGTGGAATCAGGCTTTCGCCAAGCGGAATGAGCAGTAGCTCCAGACTACGCTTTGCACCTTCCAGCATGGACGAAAGATCATCATATTTGACGGATTTGATTCCCTCCATCGCGTTTGCTGCATCGTAGGAGCCGCCCGTAATATCGGCAAGTTGCGTGACGACCTCCGGACCGAGATCCTCCCACATCGTGCCGAATAGAGCGACGCCAGCTGCGTTCTGCGCAATCGGGTCTTTCATATCGGCCAGTCCACGGATTGTCTCATTAAACGCCTTTTTGGCGGTCTCACCGCCCGCGGCGAATTTTTTTGACATTTTGTCAGCATTCAATCCGATTGCGGCGAAGCCTTCCGCTGTTGTGTCGGAGCCGTCAATCACGCGGATGGACATTTCTTTGACCGCATCGCCGATTTTATCGAGGTTCCAAGCGCCCGCATCCGCACCCTTTTGAAAAATGCTGAACATGTCGTCGGCGTCCAGCCCCAGCTTTGAAAATTGGACGGAATACTCGTTGATGCTGTCAATCAGCTCTCCGGAGTAGTCCAAACCGTTTTGTGCGCCAGCGGCGATCAAACTCATGGCCTCTTCGCCGGAAATGCCGAAATTGTCCATCATGGCCTTTGCGGCTCGGGTGGATTCTGGGATTTCATATCCAAAGGTGTCCCGCAGAGCAAAGGCAGATTCGGTCACGGTTTGCAGGCTGGCGTTATCCAGTTCTCCTAATTGTTTTGTAACGTCGGCCATAGCGCTGGCGATATCGTCAAAATCCTCACCGTAGTTATTGGCGTAGATACCCTCCAGCACATCCTGATATTCAGCGGCTGCATCTTTCGACATTCCCATCGATGCAGCAAATTGGTTCATCGCCTTGTCCATGTCGGTGGCGCTGTTGACCGCCGCGATACCGATGCCTGCGGTAGCAGTACCGACGGCTGCAAACGCTGCGCCAACACCGGCGGCGACTTTCTTACCGGCGTTGACCAATTTGCCGCCGGAGGAGGAGACGGTTTTTTCCGCATCCTTCATGTCCGCCTCGACGAATTTATCATCGATCCGGACGTAATATTTCACCTTGTTTTCGGCCACAAAAATGCACCTGCCTTATATTAAGCAGGCGCTGGCTCTCTACCGCGAACGGGGCGATGAGGCGATCGGCTCTGTCTTTGGATGATCAAGCTTGATAATTGCCCCGCAGCGGGGGCATTTGATTTCGCCCTTAACGACATCTGCCCGGAGAAGTAATTTCCCCGGGCGATGTGCCGTTTTACAGCAGGGGCAGCGGATATCTGTCACTTCTTTACCACCTGCCGTTCCAGCATGCCGTAAAGCTCTGAGAGGCCCGCCTGATAATCGGTTCCCCCAGGGCCGTGCAGGGCATAGACAGATTTCAGTTCCATCAGATTGCGGATTGTTTCCTGATTGTATTTGGTCGGCTCTGGGAGAGGCCTGCGCCGGATGGACATAATCTCCCGCATCTTGGTGCGCTCGGATAGGCCGCTAAACAGAGCTGTAAAGGTGCGCCAGTGCATGCGGCCGATCTGGTCATGAAGGTCAATGCCGTAATCCAGCCAAAAGGAGCTATAGATCACGTCCGCATCCTGTGCAAAGTCGAAGCATTTTGGTTCCCGGCTTGCCACAGGATGCGATTGATCAGCGATACAGTCCCGCAGGATTCCCTCGTAGAGTTCCATTTTTTGCACAGGGTTTAACCGCAAAAGCTTTCGTTTATTCATCACGAGAAGCCGCAAAGCAAGGTCTACTTTATCGGCATCGTCGAGTTCCGGTTCCTCCAGCAAGGCCAGGACGCGCAGCACCCGGTCAAATGACAAATTCAGACGATATCCGCCGTAACGAGATACGGGCCTCTGGTAGAGGGAGAACACGTCAATGCCTCCACTTCCGGGCTTTGGAAATGCCGTAATTTTGCGCAATTCGTTGTTTTCGCTGAGCGGCGTCCGCCTGCACCGCAGGAGCCACGACCTGTGTCAAGAAGGGCAGGATGTTTTCCAGCATCTCAATATAGCAGCCATCGTAAAAGCTGAGAATCTGCTGGAGACCCTCATCTCCAAACACAAGGCGGAAAAGGCCAAGGACAGCCTCTCCGAGTGTTTCTTCAGCCCTCTCCACGGCCTCGGCCTTTTCCTCGCCTTGTGCCTGCCGAAGCGCAGCATACGCCTGCTGCACTTTGATAAGATGTAGATATTGCGCGCGGTATTGCCGCGCGATGTCAGAGGTGTTCAATGCCACTGGAACCGTATGTTGCACAATACCTTCGGAATCGACCAGATCGAGCGTTTCTTCAATCCGCTTGCTGCGGCCAACCTGATAACCCATGAGAAGACCTCCTTATTTCGCGGACGCGGACACGTCCTCAAAGGTGGGAGCGCCGTTTCCGTGGATTGTAATGGTCAGGGCGTTCGGCTGGTTTGCGTCGCCGTGACCCTCGGTGATGTTGGCGAGCGTGACGGGCCAGACGATGGCCTTTGCGTCGCTCTTATGCCGGATGCGCAGCTTCGTTTTCCGCGCGGCCCCAAAGGCATACATGCGCTCTGGCGCGGTCAGGTAATCACTGACCGGATCGCCAGGCTTTTTGTCGCCAGTCACAGTTACAGTGAACTGCCCGCCAGTAACTTCCGTGCTGCCCCAGCCCTTATCTTTGTAATAAGTTGCCTGATAAAGTACCTCATTGAGGGCAGTGCTCAAGTTTTTGGTGATCGTGCCCATATCGCTCCAGACTGGATCCGACGCGCTTGCTTCGGATGTATCAAGCTCTGCGATTAGGTCATAGTTAATATCAATGTCCACGACATTGCCTCCTAAAAATAGATTTTTGCGACAGCAATCATGCTGTAAATGTACTGGCCATCTTCCTGCTTCGTCACGAATTCAGCCTCATTGGTCACATCTAGGCCCAGCCACCGGTATGCTTCGCCGTCCGGATAGGAGGGGAGGGATAATAACCGGTTCCCGGTGGTGAGCAAAGTGTTGTATGCGGTCAACTGATCCGGGTGCTTGCACAGCCAGAGCAGCGGGAGTTCGTGGATCGCGGAGCGGTCATAATACACATCGCTGACGTGCCCGCTGTTGATCTCCACGCTGATGCCGGGTGTAATCGGCAATTGACCGATTCGCACAGGCGCGAACAGGCCAAATTGATTGACCAGCGTAATTAAATCGTTTAAAAATGCGGCCTGCGGTTCCACGCTATCCCTCCTCAAGCAATTTTTGCAGCAGCGTCTCCCAGTCTGAGCCAAATCGCGCGTATGCGGCCTGACACCACATTTTTGTGGCGTTTGCGTTGATGTCCGTGCTGGTTGCGCCCAAGTAATACTGCATAACGGCGTATACCGTGTTCCAGATCAGCGTCCCCTCCTCAAAGTTGCTGGCCGTTTGGCTGCTCGCTATGAGGCCTCCCTGATCTTGCTTGCAGAAGTAATTGCAATCTTGCAAAATCTGTTGTGAGAGGATTGGTAGAACTCGCTGGATGTCCGCCTCGATCTGCGCTTTGACCGCAAAGGAATCCGTGTTGATTTCCAAGTCCATCAAATCAATCCTATCTCATAATGGTGCAGCGCACGGGCGGCATAAAGCGGCTCCACGGATTGCACGGTGAATTGTTGGTTATTAAAGGTGATCCGCTGCCCCTGTTTCCAATCGACGCCCCGCGGGATGCTGTTCGTGCAGTCGTAAAAGAGCAGCGCGGAGAGCTGAATTTGCTGGTTCTGCGCGTCTGCCACAAGTTTGCTGCTCGGTTCAATGCGAACAAAACGGATTTCTGCGCCCATCGACTGATCCGTTTCCCGGCCCCAGGTATCCGTTTGACCTGGAATATTTAGCGTAACGGTGTGCGGTAGGACAGCGCGCGGGATCGGTTTCACGTCATCACATCCATTCCCGTATAAAGTAATCCGGTTAAGGCTAGATATTGTATGGCGAGCGGGGAGACGGCACATCCGACCGGCCGCGTGGGTCCCGATACGCTGAATTTCCCGATTGTCATGCTCTGCGCCTCGCCGCCATTCACGCTTCCCAGCCCGCCGGAATTCAGGATAAACTCACATTGCGCGCAAACTGCTTTTTTGACCAGATCTTTTGCAAAAGGCGCAAGGCTGTCAAAACCCTGCGCCCTGATGCGATATTGTGTCAACTGGTCGATGATATCTTCGCTGCGCGACGCGACTGCATCAAAATCCTCCGGGATATCCGTACATCCGGAAAATAGTGCGTAGTCCGCCCGGTCAATATACGCCATATCAGCCACCGGAGACGGCCGTCTCCGTGCGTTTGATGTAAACGGTTTTGGGCTTTGAGATTTTCAAGCCGTAGACCTTGCGTCCCTGCACGGCGGCCGCGCCGATGAATTTGCCAGAACCTTTGAGGGATACGATATCAACCGGCTCCTGCCACTCCATCACGCGATGGCACCAGTCCGGATGTCCGCAAATAAATTCCGTCGTGGTCTTTTTGCCACCGACCAGCTCCGTATCGTCCTGCATCGTGTTGCAGCACTCGTATACCGGAAAGCCTGCAATCTTGCCAACCGCGCCAGCGGCGACAAGCTGCTGAGAGAGGTCGCCCTGCTTGATGAAGTGATCGTCCAGCATGAGCACTTCCAGATATTCCGGCGAAGCGAGCATCCAGCGGCCTGTTGCGGGTACGCCGGCGCGGGAGAGGTACGTCTTTGCTTTCAAAGCCTCTTTGTATGCCGTGGATTCCGTAGCCGCTGTCCGAGTAGCGGCAACCTGCACGCCCTCTGTTTTTTCGAGCAAGCGGATTGATTTCAGATCCATCGACAAGGCCAGAGAATACCCCGCGCTGTCCAGACGGTCGGCGATCAGATTATCCGGCACGGCGGCCGCGTCGTAACCATCAATGAGCTCGTTGACGGCTTCATCCTGATCAATGTTGAGATCGATATAGGAGGTGCTGCCTTCGCTGAGGTCGATGCCGGTGCTTTTGTTATAAGCCTTCACCTCAACCTCGGTATCCCGCACCGGGATTTTGACCTTCCCGGCTTTTGGGTTGCCCTCATAACGGTTATTGAAAATTGTTTTGTCTCTGGTCACAAGCGTCTGCCGCAGCTTCGCGTCAACCATCTTGGACCAGCGTTCCTGTTTGTTGTGCGCCACTGTTCATTCCTCCAGTTAAAGTTTAATATCGGGATTCAGCGCGGCAAAAGCTTCCTCTACGCCATCGCGCTTTGCTGAGCTTTTGCCTTTCTGCCGCAGGCCCCATGCTTTGGGCGGAACATCCTCTTCTTCCTGCCGGATTGAGAATTCCGGATATTCTTTCAGGAAGTCCTCGAGTGCATCCTTCACAGCGTCTTCATCCAGCTCGCCAGAGCTGTCGAAGCACTCCTCGAATCCAGCAAGCTTGAGGGCAGCTTTCGCACCTTTGGCACTGATTTGAAGATCGGCAGCCAGTTCACGGACGACGCCGCGCAATAGCCTGTCGTTGGCTGCTTTGAGTTTTTCCTCTGCCTTTTCTTCCGTTTTGGACGCGTCGTCATCGTCCTTTTTGCCCGGCTTTTCTTTGGCAGCCTTGCGCTGTTTGTACTGTGCGTTGCGCGCGCCTTTGCGAAATTGCTTATCAAGCAGTTCGTCCAGTTCCGATTGCTTCATGATGATCTCTTCGTCATCACTCTCCGACGATTCGTCTTCGTCCGGGTCGTCGTCACCCTCACCGGCATGCGTGCCGTCCGTGGCCTCATCGTCTTTTTCGCCGTCCGCCTTACCGCCGGCACCCGGGATGCCTACGATTGGCAGAACGGGGAATAACAAGATCACCCAGAGGACGTGCAAAAATTGTTTCATAGGTCTGAACCTCCCGTTTTAAGCCCGTCGGCTGTTATTTGCGGCCTTGCCGCCCCGCCCGCAGTTTTAAGCCGTAAGTGCGTTTTGGGCATGAAAAAAGCCCGCAGTCAAAAGACTGTGAGCCTGATTCCGTATTCAGCTGTTACTGCGCAAGGATCGTCATAATGTCGGCGCACAATTCGCCAGTTTGGTTTGTTTGGTCACCGTTTCCGGCAAGCCCGTGCAACGCGAAGTAGTTGGATACGCTTTCCTCCATCTGTAATTCTTCCTCTTCCGACAACTCGCCGGACGGATCGAAAGGAAGATCCATTTTAGACAGTAGTTCAAGCTGTTTTTTTGTAAAATCCCGTTTCATTGCGCGCCTCCTTTTAGTTTATCCCGAAGTTTAGAAGATGTAGGCCAGACGGTTGTAACCACGCCGGTGGCCGGATTGACCGCAACGGTCGCCTGCTCGCCGATATAGCGCTTGCTTTTTCTGCCCTTACTGTCCTCTTTTATCTTACTGATTTCCAGAGGCTTCGTCAAGGCATCCTGTATGTCTGCGGTCTTCACGCCGCGGACTTCAGCTCGCAGGACGCTATGAACGGAAATGCTCGCTTGCAAGCCATCTTTCGTTTCGGTACCATTTATTTTCTGCACATCCTGTTCAAAGCGCCGCTGGGAAGCAGTTACTTTGCCGCTGATGCTACGGCCAAATTCATGCGTCTGTTCCCGGTCACTCCTGCGGGTACGTCCAGTGGACCGCGTGAAGGACGCCAGTTTGTTTTGCCGCTCCTTCAGCTTCAGAGAGGCCTTTGAAAAGGCTTCTTTATCACCAAGTGCGTCATAGACGGCGCATTCGCGTTTTGCTGCCCGAATGTCTCGCTCCAAAGCCCGTTGCTTTTGGCTCTCTCGGTATTTTCGGTCGTTCTCGGCACGATCCTCTGTGGGAAAGTACCGCTGCATGGATACGCCCGGAATAAACGGTGTCTTGAAATGACCACAGTTGATACCGAATAACCCGTCAGGATCGCCGATGCTGGAGGAAGACTGCGGATAAAAGCGAATTTTATTACCGCGAAGATCCTCTACGGCGCCGGACTTATTTGACTTTGAAAAGAGTTTGCCCTGATCCTTTGCGCATTTTGGCCGGGCGCCGGAATGACTGGAAACGGCGAACAGATCAAGGCCATAGGCCTCCATCCGTGCGTCCTGCGCCGCATGAGCGGTATTGGTTACTGTTGTACGAATATCCATATTGACATATGCTTCCGGGGACCATTCCCTGCCGGCCTTATCCACAAACGCGGGAATTCCTCGGTCAAGCATCTCTTGGATACATTTGCGGACTGCCTGCTGCCGGGTCTCAGCGCCGATCACCACGGCGCCGGTGTGCTTGTTCAGAAGATCAAGCACAGGCTGCTTTTCAGCGTTCTCCCGGATATAACCGACTACCCCTTTGATCAGCGTTGTCCAGGCTGGCTTCACCTTGTACCCCATAACAGTATTGACCATATTTAAACTGTCTTTGGCCTGCTTTGCAAAAGCTCCGGCAGCCTGTGCGGCGGATTTGGCAGGCGGTATTCTGGAGGCCTTTGCGTATCCATCCTCCACGAGCTGCCGAAAGCCAGGCTCTAATTGTGTGATTGTATCGTTGGCGGCGGATTGCAGTGCGATCTCCAGCATTTGTGGCGCAATACCTGCCTTTTGCGCTATGATACGCACAGCGTCTTTTTGCAGCGCGCCCATTTGGGCGAGCATTTTCAGTTCCCATTTGGCTGTGTCTGTGATCTCCATGTTTGTTGCAAGTCGCTTTGCAATACTGAGCAGCAGATCATCCTCAATATCAGCATACAGGCCGGATAGGGGAGAGGAAAGCAGGGATGCTTCGTATGGATTCATATATCCTCACCCTCAGTTTCATCTTCTTCATCGGGCGCGGAGAAGCCGATCGTCGATTTCTTACCGCCATCATCTTCACCGCTTTCCGCGCCGAATAGATCCACGTCTGAGCCGGACACCCTGCGGTTTTCTTCCGCGATTCGGTCAAGTTCTTTCTGCGCATCCTTTTTGCTGCACCCGTTAAGCTCCATAATAGCAGTCAGCTTTGATTTCAGTTCGGCTTGAACTAGTTTAATGTTATTATCGAGCTTTGTGTTGTCGTCGTTGATAATGCTGTCGTCGAAAGATACTTGCGCATCCGGTTCCGCCGCGCCGTCCAGAAAGGCCAGAGCCTTCACCATATCGACAATCGCAGGGCCAAGCAGCAACTCATGCTTGCGGAGATTCTGATAGAGGTCAGATTTCTCGCTGATCACCTCGGTCGCTGTTTTTACGCCGCCCGCCTCGAATTGATACCGGTCGTTGCCGAGGCCGCATTTTTTGGAGAGCAGATTGAGCATCAACCGGATTCCCTGCTCATGCTCTGTGGCGCGAATCGGAGGGCTGATATCCTTGATTTCCTGCGTTGCGCCGTCGGGAAGCTGCATCGCATAAAAAGCCACGTCATTGCTATCAAAAATGGGCTGCGCTGTGCCGTCCTTTGTCATCTGGATTTTTGCCATCGTGATCGGCACCATGATCCGTTTGCGGCCCAGGGCAAATTCGTTCGTATAGCTGTCATAAGCCAAATCGAGTGACCGCAATGCGGAAATCGCGTTCGCGTAGACAGAGACGCCCATCGGGCAATCCAGATCAAAGTTATTGGTGATGTTGGGCGTGATAATCTGAAACAGCGGCGTTTCGGAACCGGTTTCAACCTTCGGCGCGAGATCGGGGCAATACTCCTCCAACGATAGCTCCTCGCCGGTTTCATTGTCGAAGAGGTGATTTTCAATGCTATACGTTCCGTTTTCGTCCAACACGTGCAGCTGCAAATAGCAACATTCTTTCTGTCGGATTGCCCGGACGCCGCCGAAGGCGCATTCTGTTACCACTCCATTATCCCAGGCAAGGGGGTGTACCAGATCGGCGCGGATGCAATCGATCACCGGTTCATTGTCGCTGCTAAGGTATTCCACAAAGGCTCCTGTTCCAAGCGCAAATGCCAGTTCAATAAGCTGATTCCCGCGCACCGTAAATCGGTTTTTTTGCAGCAGCTCTTCCAGCCGATTTTGAAAGCTGCTGGCGTGGATTACAACGCGCTCATTGAGCAGAAGATTCGCCCAGTCTTCCGCAATGCATTTTGCCATCTGGAGCGAAGCGCGGCGCACACCGACCTTCTGGATACCGTTGTACACGCTATAGGCGTGGAAATCCTTGACGTCCCCTTGATACCAGTCGAGCCATTCATCCACCTTTGACCGATAGGTGGCGTCAACGGTTAAATATCCTCTTTTTTTCAAATAGGCGGAAATGTCCAAATGATCAGCTCCTTATGCTGCGATATACAGGATATCCTGCTGCACGCTTTCCGTACTGTATTCCGTGCTGTCCAAGCTATCCACGTTCATAAGGCCGTCGTCCAACCGGATATCCATATTCTTTTTCTTTTCATCGTACACTGCTTGCTCAAACGCTTCGATAATATGCACACAGCGCTCCATGATCTTCCATCTGTGCTGCGCGATCAGGCTGTTGTAAAATGCAATCCGGTCATTGATCGGACCTTTGACTGCATTTTTGATATCAATTGCCACATGAGCCTGCATACAGGCAGACTCCAAACCTGCAATAAGCGTTGGTTCCGCGCTGTCGCAATAAGCCTCGTACACCTTAAAGCGTGCTTGCGCGCGCCGGACGAAATCGACAAACGCGTCTTGCAGTTGCTTCGGGTTGAGCCGCTTTTTGCAGTAAAACTCATCCAGCGCAATCACCTGCCGATACCCTTGGGTAAAGCCAGTGAGGGTAAAAGAATGGGCCGATTTCGTGCCTCCGAAATCAACCCCAATTACCGCATATGAAATTTGATTTTTTATTAACCATTCATCCGTAATGAGATAATCCTGAACATGGTCTGCGAACTGTTGATAGATTAAACCATCAGCGGCGACCCATTGTCCCAAAATGAAGCGCTTATAGAATACGCTGCCATGTGGCCATGCGCGTTCGTAGCGCTGAATGACAGAAGGAGAGAGCGTAAGGTTATCCGCCATTGTAAAGTGCAGATGATACACACGCTTCTCTTTTGCTTTGAGGAGGAATTCTTCCCGGATGTAATGATGCGGCCCCTCCGGATTGCAATTCATCCAGATTTTTGCACCGGTTACGGAGCAACGGCCAATCATCTGATCAACGAAGGAGCGAGGGAAGAGAGCGGCCTCATCTGCATAAGCTCCCGCTGCGGTTAAACCTTGCATTGCATCTTGGCTGGCCTCCGTGTTCGCGCCATAGAGATAATATGTATTGGCGCCAATCTCGATATGCGCGTCAGATCCGGATCGGATATATTCATGCGGCCATCCCCAAGCTTCCAAGATTTGTAGCATGGGCTTGATCACGTTTTTTTTTAGGGCACCCATCGTTTTACCCGCCAGGATAAAGCTTTCTCCGGAGAACATTTCTTGCGACCAGATCAGGAAACCGACGATACAGGCGATCGTTTTACCAGATCGGATTGATCCGTCTGCAACGACGAAATCGTTCGCCGCGGATCGCAAGCCCGGCCGCCACCAGTGGATCAGGCGCTTCTGCCGATCAGAGAAGGGCTTGAACTTAAATGTCGCTGGTTTCTTCCGTTTCTTCGGCATCGTCGCCCTCCTCAAACAAAGCATCCAGTTCTTCCCCCACCGGCCGCATGGCTTTGAGGAAGGACTGGATGCTATCAGAATTATCAGTGTCGCCGAGCTCTTGGTCCCTGGCGTGCCTAGCACGGTCAGCGCGGATCTGCTGCTCGGCAAGATCAGCGTCTGTTTTATCTGTCTGGCCGGCGTATTTAGCGATGGCCTCATATGCCTTAACGTCACCCGCCAGCGCTTTTTTGATCATTGCAGCGTTGACAGCAGCTTCCAGCGTACTTTCCAAGCCGAGAGCTTCCAGGGTGGGGGACCATTCCGGGTTGTCTATTTTGGATGTCAGAAGCAAATTCAGCGTCTTGCGGAAATCTGCTTTTCGCCGTCGAACCTTACCCGAAGCTTTACCACCCAGCACGGAAATCTCTCGCTGTTCACTCGCGGTTCGTTCATGGAAGCCGTGACCTTTTAGATTGTCTTCATTGGGCATCTCACCACCTCAAAAAATGCAATTATCTGCTTGATTTTCCATAATTATATTTATATAATCTTTTTAAAAACAAATATGTGGATAGGGGAGAGAATAGTGACAAATAAGACAAAGAAAATCATTATTGCTGCATGTGGCGTAGTTGAAGCTGTAGTTGTGGCGATAGTATCTGTAGTGGGTACATCGTCGGTCTATAACTCAAAAATTGAAAACATGATCAAAAATGACGTATCCTCTTCAATCGTCATCAATAATAATGCATCGTATTCTGATGCTATAACTGCTTTAATACAGCAGTATAATGAACTGAAAGAAGCTTATGATGATCTAAGAAACAACTCGAAAGAAGCTTTAAATGCTAATACTATGGAACCGGAAGAACATAAAGATTCGTTAAATTCAGAGCCATTATCAAAGATAGATCTAATAGGAAATATAGAACCATTTGACCCTGATAGCGGATTTAAGAAATATGAAAATGAAACCTTTAGAATGAGTGGTAAAGATTTTTCAAAAGGATTTACAATGAATTGCTGGTCGAATGAAAAGGGTGTAAAATTCAATCT